CAAGGGGCAGATGGCGACACGGGCGCTGCCGGGCCGGAGGGTGAGGCGGGCAGCGGCGATTCGGGGGGTGAGGCTGGTAGCGGCGAGACAACCGCCGAGGGGCATCAGCCTGCAGCCCAGAAACCGAAGAGCAGAAAGGGCAAGTAGCGCATGCCCTCGGCCTTCGCAGCTCTCGAGAACCGCCTCTCTGACGCCATCGATCTGCAGTTCGGCGAGCCGTTTACATTCCAGCCGCACGCGGCACCGGTGCCGAATGCCAAGCCGTCTCCGGATCCAACGCGCGGGACACGGACGGTGGTGGGTGTGTTCGACGAGCCGAGCTTCGTGTCGACCGAGATCGGCGCGGAGGTGCGCGGAAGCTCACGGTTTTCCATGCGTAAGCTGACGCTCTCGATCGACGTGCGGCAGTTCGCTGTGGGCGAGGGCCCGCGGCGGTTCGACCGCTTCCTGCGGCAGGGCACGGGCACGCTCTACGAGGTCACCGACGTCAAGCAGGACGGCGAGGGCCGGTTCAAACTCATGCTCAATCAGGTCGCGCCATGAGCCTCGAACGAACGGCGCTGCGGCTGGCCACGGTCATGGCGCTGACCAACGGGTTCCAGCCGCCGTATCCGACCATGGCGCGGCAACTCGTGTTCGACAGCCGCATCGATCCGGTGCAGGGCGTCAACGCGGACGAGCTGGTGCCGATCGTCCGCGTCATGACGGACGACGACCAGGGCGAGTCTCTGTCGGCCAACAACGGCGGGCCGCCATTCGAGCGGCGCGTCAATCTCGTCATGGAGATCTCGCTCGGAACCCTCGGACAGGAGGCGGACGGCGGGCTCATCCTGCCCGCGACCGAGCCCGAGCTCGAGGCGATGCTCGACCTCTTCGAGCGTCAGATCGAGCGCGTATTCCTCGATGGGCAATCGCCCTGGGGCGCCGAGCTCAACAAACTCTGCCGCCGGATCGAGCGGTGGAGCTCGCTGCGCTTCGTCGAACGCGAAGGCAACGAGCGGCTCGCCGCGCGCCAGATCACTGCCGTCATCGCACTGCCGCTCGCGGAGGATCCGGCGGTGACCGCGTGGAGCGGAGAGGCGCCATTGGCGCCGGCAGCGGCGATCCCCAAGCCGCTCGGGCCGCTGCTCGAGGCCATCATCGCCGATGGCGGGCCTTACGCGGCCTCTGCCCAGGCGATGAAGGACATGCTGATCGCCGCCGGCGGCGAAAAGCCCATCGTGCTGCCGGCTCTAGAGCGGGTGCGTCTTGTCGAGGCCGATCAGGGTGGCGGCAACCTCGCCGGCGACGGACCTGCGCGGCCGAAAGGTGTCGCGCAAGCCGATCTGCCAACGGACTGAACCGCAGGAGACATGACGATGCGGATGCTCACCGTGCGGCCGCGCGACGGCGCGACGATTCTCAACCCCGATCGCGGCAACCGCCCGCTCAACCCCGCCGGCGAGAAGGTGCCGCTCACCGTGTACTGGCAGCGCCGCCTCAAGGACGGCGATGTCGTCGAGGTGCGGACGGCATCTCCGCGTGCCAGACGCACCAAGGCTGATTGATCCGACAACCCGCAGAGAAGGACTGCACCGATGCCCGTGCTCTTCGACAACATCCCTGGGAACGTCCGGGTCCCGTTTTTCTACGCCGAGTTCCGCCCGGGCGGCACGCCCTACCAGTCCAATGCGCGGCTGCTGCTCATCGGGCAGAAGCTCTCGACCGGCGCGGCTCCCGCGGGGCAGCCCATCATGGTGCGCGAGGCGCAGGCGGCGGGTCTCGGGGGCGCCGGCTCCATGCTGGCGCAGATGGACGCTGTTGCTCGGCGTAATGCCCCGCTTGCCGAAATCTGGTGGCTGCCGCTCGACGACGCACAGGCCGGCGTCGCCGCCACGGGCAAGATTGCCGTCGGCACGCCGTCGCTCACGCAGGCGCAGGTGCTCACCATCTACATCGCGGGCCAACGCGTCCGCATTCCGGTGCTGGTCGGCGATACCGACGAGGACATCGCCGCCAACCTGGTGGCTGAGATTAACAAGACCCCGGGCCTCCCCGTGACGGCCGCCGTCAACGGCACGGAGGCGAGTGAAGTGGACCTGACGGCGCGCCACAAGGGCACGCTCGGCAACTTCATCCTGATCGAGCGCGGACTGCTCGAGGAGGATGGCAATCTCGGCCACACCGGCAGCGGGCTCGAGCTTACCATCACGGCCATGGCCAACGGCGCCGGCGATCCCGACATCACCTCGGCGCTCGCCAACCTCGGCGAGGACGAGTTCGACTGGATCGTGCTGCCGTACTCCGACGCGACGAACCTCGGCGCGATCAGCGACTACTTCAGCGACGTCGCCGGCACCTGGTCCTGGTACAAGCAGCTCTACGGGCACGCCATCGTGCCGCACACCGGCACAGTGGGCGACCTGCAGACCTTCGGGCTCGCTCAGAACCGGCAGCACCTCAGCTATTTCCCATGCCGCAAGTTCCTGTCGCCACCCTGGGAGGTGGCCGCGGCCGTCGGCGCGCGGCTCGTCAAGCACCTGTCGACGCCACCGGAGCTGTCGCGGCCGCTGCAGACGCTGGAGCTCGTCGGCATCAAGGGTCCGCGCGCCAAGGCGGACCGCCTCACCCGCACCGATCGGCAGACGCTCTACTACTCCGGCATCTCCGGCTACTACGTGCATGCAGACGGCTCGGTGCGCATCGACCGCATCGTCACCGGCTACCGCGTCAACGCCTGGGGCGATCCGGACGCCACCTATCTCGACATCGAGACCATGGCGCAGTCCATGTACGGCATCCGCTACCTGCGCCAGAAGGTGACCAACGCCCACGGGCGGCAGGCGCTCGCCGACAGCAACCCCGGCCGGCTGCCGCATATCACGACGCCGACTGACATCCGCAATACGCTCATCCACGGGTACGCAGACCTGGTGGCTCTGGGCGTGTTCGAGGGACTCGATCTCTTTGCGCGCGACGTGGTGGTCGAGCGTGATCCGGTGGACCCGAACCGTGTCAATGCGAGCCTCCCACTCGACCACGTCAACCAGCTGCGCGTGCTGGCCGCCGCGGCCGTGAACTACATGCAGCGGCGCGAACCAGCCGACACGCTCGACATCGCGGTTCCCGCGTAACGGCAGCCTGGCCGCGCAGCGGCCAAGCGCGCGACTGCGCGCCGGCGCGAGCGCCGGTCCTCCACTTGTGATCGATCAGCAGCTCGAGGCACTACGCCTCAACACATGTCAGGAGCATAAACAATGGCACGCAATGCGGGCGGGCGCGTCGACATCACCATCGACGGCGTCACGTATCATCCGGTGGCCGACGTCGAGATCGAGGGCTCGAACATCGAGACCGAGGCCGTGGTCAACCAGGACGGCACGATCGCGCGCTCGATCAAGCCCAAGCCGTTCCGGGTCACCATTAGTTTCCGCGACATGGCCGGCCTCGACATCAACGACCTGATGGCGCGGACCTTCGATTTCTCTTGCATCGAGCGCGACATGGGCCGCTCGATCCTGCTCACGGGCGCCTTCCTCGAGGGCACGCCGACGCGCAACACGGTGACCGGCGAGATCACCGGCCTGTCGGTGGTCTCGGATCAGTACCGCGTGGTGTGAGGGCGGCACCACGGCAGCAGAAACATCCAGGCAGAGGGGACCAGGGACCATGACTTTGCAAGCCATGCGTGGAGCGGCAACAATGGCGGCTCCGCGAAACATCGTCAGCACGATCGAGCTGTCCAAACCGCTGCCGGGCCACAACGGCGAGATCGCGGTCATCGAGCTGCGGGAGCCGGAGTTCGGAGATTGGGTCGAATGCGGCGACCTCCACGAGACCACCGTCATCGATCCGGCGGCCATGGCGCGCGGAGAGCCTGGGGCTGCGCGTGTGACGCTGCGGCCGGAGGCCGTGGCCAAGTGGTTCCAGCGGCTTTCCGGCCTGCCGTTCGCCTCGCTCGCGAAAATGAGTATGAAGGACGCCCGCGCCGTGCTCGGGGAGATCGTCGATCTCGTGGGGTCGCTCGACGTGGGAAAGTCCGGGCCCAGGCAGTAGAGCTCTGGCTCTGCTGCGGGGTGTCACCGGATGTTCTCGCGCGCATGACGCCGCGCGAAATCCAGTGGTGGCACGCCCAGGCGTTCGCCTTCCACGATCAGAACCGCAAGCGCGCCAAGCCCTGATATGACCACCCTCCAGGCCACCGCCATCATCTCGGCCGTCGACCGCGCGTCGGCGGTGTTCCGGCGCGTGGCAGCCGCAGCGCAAGCCGCTGCTGGCCGCTATGGGGCGGCGACGGCGGCGGTAAGCCGCTTCAGCACGGGGCTCGGGGGTGCGGTGGGAGCGGGGGCCGCGTTCGGCTCCGCAATCGCCCTGCGTGGCGAATACGAGATCGACAAGCTCACCCGTCTCATGCAGTCGGCGGGTGAGCTCAACGATCAGCAGCGGGAAATGCTCAACCGCTCGGCGATCGATGCGTCGGTCGCCGCAGCCGTGCAAGCCCAGGATATCATCCGCGGTCAGCGGGAGTTGATCCAGGGCGGTCTCGATGCGGACACTGTCGCGCGCACGACGGAGATGTTCGCCAAGATCGCCCGGACAAACGACATTACCACTGCCACTGCGGCGGAGGACGCCATCAACGTCGCGAATGCCATGGGCTTCGCGATGGATACGGTCGAGAACAAAGTCGCTTCGCTGACGCGGGCGATGGAGTTCATGAGCGTCGTCCCAAACCTCTCGACCGAGAGCTGGGAAGGTCTCCGCACATCGCTGAAGTACGCGGCGCCGGTGGCGGGCGCCCTCAAGATCCCGATCGAGGAGCTGGGCGCCGCGCTGTCGATTCTCGCGGATGCCGGCTTCAAGGGCGAAGAGGGTGGCACGGCGCTG